TTTTTGGCTTGATGATAATGACAAACTAATAAAAAGCCGTAATGTTATTCTATACGGTGGTCGAGCATCATCTAAAAGCTGGGAATTTGCTGGCAGACTAGCGCAGATAGGGCAAGAATACAAAACTCGCGCTTTATGTGTTCGCAGATATCAAAACAAAATAAAAGATTCAGTATACACGCTTATTAAAAACCAGATAGATAACTTCTCATTTGGTGGCTATAACGTGTTAGCTTCATCAATAGAAAATAGTAACGGATCTGATTTTGCGTTTTATGGTATTGAGCGAAACACTGACGAGATTAAATCTTTTGAGGGTGCAGATATTCTATGGATAGAAGAAGCGCACAATTTAACGCGTGAACAATGGGAGATATTAGAGCCAACTATTCGTAAGCAAGGATCAGAAGTTTGGATCTCATTTAACCCTAGACTAATTACCGATTTTATATACCAGCGATTTATAGTTAACCCGCCGCCCAACACTAGATCAAGGTTAGTTAATTACACAGACAACCCTTTTTTGTCGCAAACATTGCTTGAGACTATTGAAGCAATGAGAGAGGAAGATCCAGAGCAATACGAGCATATCTACTTAGGCGCGCCCTTGTCTGATGACGATCAAGCAGTCATTAAAAGATCTTGGCTTGAAGCAGCTATTGACGCGCACGAAAAACTTAATATTGATATGTCAGGCGCCAACATTGTTGGCTATGACGTTGCTGACAGTGGAGAGGATAAAAACGCAATAGCACAGTTTAATGGTGGCATTTGTGAGTATATCGAGGAATGGAAAGCGCCAGAGGACGAGTTGATAAATTCAGCTATGCGGGCGTGGTCATTTGTCAAAGATGGCAAGTTAATTTATGACAGTATCGGTGTGGGTGCACATGTTGGCTCTACATTAAGAAAACATGGTTATCGCAATCATTATAAATTTAACGCTGGTGATACAGTGAGTAAACCAGATAAAGATTACATGCCTAAAATAACCAACAAACAGAAGTTTGAAAACTTGAAAGCGCAAGCATGGCAAAGCGTAGCTGATAGACTCAGAAACACTTACAACGCAGTAAACAAGGGCATGAAATACGACACTAGCGAGTTGATAAGCATTAGAAGTAGCATAAAAGACATTGAAGCGCTAAAGGCTGAGTTATGTTCACCACACAAGGACTTTTCAAAACGTGGTCTAGATATGGTCGAGAGCAAAAAAGATATGGCTAAACGGGGCATTAAATCACCAAACAAAGCAGATGCTTTTATTATGGGTGCATGCCCGCATTTAGTTAAAAGTAACGTTACAAGATTGTTTTAAAAATCCCACTTGTGTTTTGGCGCTGGCGGTATGTATGGAAGTACCTCTTGTTCTTCTTCTGGCACTAATAATTTAGGCTCAAAAGCAAAAGGCATATCGTCAGCTAACCATTTTTCATTCATTTGTTCAAAGTTCATGGTATCACCTGTAAATGCTTGTGATCTTAGTGTCATCTAAAGTGTAATAGACAAAGCTGTTACCAAAAACTCTATATGTATATGTACAACGGCTAAATGTAGCAGATTCGATACAATTAATATCATATGGCTCAGCCTTTATTATTCGCCTCATATCGCTGTAAGTATCGCCTACATGAACATCGTACAAACTTGCAATGTGTGCGTTTTCAGCATCAGTTAAAGCGCAGCCAGATAGTAAAAGCGTTAGTATAAGTAAATATTTCATAGTTGTTTTCTCTATTTGTAAAAACTTAAACTTAAACTAATTAACATCATTATTCAATACATTTATTAATTTATTGTAACAGTGGTATAATATCGACAAACTAATAGATAATTGACAATATGAAGCTATTCGACAAAACAGATCAATACAACAAATATACTCGCATTTATCAGCAGATACGCGCAGCAATTGAGGGGAAACACGCGGTTATTGATATTGTTAGTTGTTTACCAGCGCCACAGTACAAGGAGTATGGCGAATATAGCTACATGACTGACGAGCAAAGATCACACGCTAACAGATGCGCGGCACAAAATGCTTTGCGGACTCAATCATACTGGGCGCGTGGTCGATTCTTTAATGCGACAGCAAGGACAAAAGAATCATTATGCGGCATGGTTTTTAGCAATGAACCAGAAGTGGATCTCCCTGCTAGCGTCGAATATTTAGAGTTCAACGCAAACGGGCAATATTCAGCATTAAGAGAAGTAGCGCAAAAAGCCATTGATGAAGTGGTTTGTCTTGGTCGTTTTGGTGTGTTGGTTGATATGCCTTACAACGAAACAAGGCTTACAAGAGCGCAGCAAGAAAGCGGTAACTATTCACCGCGTTTAATTTGTTATAAAGCAGAGCAGATACTATACGCTCGTAAAGATGATTACGGACTGGCAGAGGTCAGGCTATTAGAATCAAAAGAAGTGCCAAAAGACGGTAGCTTATACGAATACGAAACAAAGGATTTTTTACGCAGATTGGTAATGATTGATGGCGTTTATGTTAACCAGTTATTTGATGATAACGAGAAGTTAATCCAAGAAGTTACACCAATTGTTAACGGCTCGCCAAGTAAGGAGATATTATTTCAGTTTTTCGGATCTGATAGCAATAATTGCGACTATTCAAAAGCGCCACTTTATGATCTGGCAAATATAAATTTAGGCCATTTTGTACTTGATTGTGATAACAGAGACAATCTGCACTTTCATGGTCAAGGTACAACAGTTGTGTATACCGGCATGGATTCAGATCAATATTGGGATCTCAATCCGAATGGATTAGATACAGGCGCTAAAGGTGTAAATTTATTCGATCAAGGCGACAAAGTGGAAGTTTTACAAATAGATGCTAGCGGTGCTATTCCTGCTGAAATGGAAAAAGACGAGCAACGCATGATCTACATTGGGGCACAGATAGTACAAAACAATTCGAGCAATCAGACACTAGGCGCTAAAAAGATAGAAACAAGCGCTAGCACTTCGACCCTTAAACGCATTGCAAACAATGTTAGTCACGGCATGGAAACGTGCATAGGCTGGTGTATGAACATGCTAGGCGATAGCAACACAGAGCAGGTATCATACAAGATCAATACTGAGTTTTTCACTGACGAGATGGACGCGCAAAAACTAGCTTTACACTTTCAAACGGTACAAGGCGGTTTAATGCCGAAATCAAGTTACTGGGAAGTAGCAAGGCAAGCAGGGCTAACACATCTCAGCAATGATGAAATAGATGACGAGCTAAACGAATCAGCGCTTGACGTTAACGCAGAAAGTGAAGAAATGGCAAGGTTGCGCGCAGAAAATGAAGCGTTAAAAGAACAGTTGAACGGTGAATAATGTCGCTTGATAAACTAACAACTATTTATTCACAGCACAGCGTTTTTTTACAGCGTGTTGGTGCTGGCTTGGGTAATGATAGCGAGAAATATTTAAAAGCTATTGATACCTATATACTTGATCTATTTCAGCAATACAGAGATCGAAACTTAACGCCAAAACTTGAGCAGAGAATAAAAGACTCGATTAATAAATTTACGCGTGAGCAGTTACAGCTATATACAACAGAGCTAAAAAAAGCACATAAAGAAATAGGACTAAATGAGGGCCAATTTGCAGCAAAAACGCTTAATGATGTTGTGTTAAATGACAACTTTGTGGCTGCTATTCCTGCAATGGCCCAGATTAACGCGCAAGCTTTACGCAATCCAATACAGGTCGGTGAAAACGCATATACAAGCTATACAAGTTTGATGAAAACATATTACCAGCGTTGGTCTGAGCAGATAGACAATATTGTATACATCGGGTTTGCTGGTGGTGGCACTATACAAGAGATCGGATCTAATATTTATGAGCAAATACGACTAACGACAAAAGGTACAGGCGATAACGTTTTAGCAAGAGCGAGACGATCAGCAAGACAGCTTGCTATAACCGGCACAAATCACTATGCAAACCAAGCTCGCTTAGCATTTGTTGATCGTAATGATGATTTGATAATCGGGTATAGATTAATAGCCGTCCTCGATAGCGCAACAAGTAAAAAATGCCGTAGTTTAGATCAAAGATTTATCAAGAAAGATGACAAAAATTTAAGTAAGTTAACGCCACCACTTCACCCGAATTGCAGAACAGCTTTAACCTATGAAGTTGATGCTCGTTATAGATTAGATGATAGCGAGACTAACAGAGCGAGTGCCTTTACTGTTGATGGTGAGCGTAGAGGCAAACCCGTGCCGAGTGGCAATGCTTACTATGAAGATATGAAAAAGTATGTAACACGAGCTAGCGATCAAGATGAAATACTAGGCAAGACATTAGGTAAGGCATTTAGAAAATTAGATGACCCTAAGTTGTTTGCAAAATTAGTTGTCGATGATTTAGGCAACCCGTTAACTATTGAAAAAATGAAAAAAAAAGACACAAAACTTGGTGAGATACTTAGAGGCCAAGAAGGTGAAAAACGCAAAAAACCTAAAAAGCTGAATAAAGCTAAAGTTTATGATTCAGATAAAAGTAAAGAAAGGGCTGTTGAGAACATAGTTAGTATTGACAAGTCAAAAGCTAAAGTACCTAGCGGTCAGGTAGCGCTAAAGGGCAAGGATGAAAAGGCAGGGAAAGCTAAAATAATTCAAAGGGAAGGCATAACAAGCGAGGAATCGTCTTATCTTGAGTACTACAAAGGTGATGGCTTTTATAAAAACAACGATATAATTAGAAATCCTGAAAAGTACACAAAACAGGAAGTCGATTCAGCTATAAAAATGAATAAATCAATAGATGATTCAATATCAAAATTTGAAACAGATGCAGAACTCACGGTTTACAGAGGTGTAAGAAGCAATGATTTATTTGAATCATTATCCGGGTTAAATGAGGGAAGTGAATTAAGTTTAGGTTCTTTACAGTCAACATCTTTAGATCCTAGGGTAGCGCTTAATTATTCT